CGCTTGGTTGGGGTACAAATCCTATGGGTACGATTAAGAAGATGTTCCCAGAACTAACCACTGCTGACTATTTTGAGATAGGTAAGATGTGCATGGATGAGTCTATGCCACGCAATTCTGAGTCACAGATGCAGAGTGCTACTATTGCATGGATGAAGAAGAACACTCCAGATGTCAAGTATCTGTATACATGGGCAGATGGTATTGTTGGGAAGCCAGGATATGTGTATCAGGCAGCGAACTTTCTGTATGGGGGTTTCATATGGAGTGACGTATACGTTACGGATAGCGGCGAGAAGGTACACTTTCGAACAATACAACGTAAGATGAAGAAAGTGATGAATCGTATGGATACGAAGTACGGGCCACGACCTTCTGACAAACACATGGGTGAACTGGGATTTAGTCGTGTCTTTGGTAAACAGTTTCGATACATCTTCCCTCTAAATAAGAAAGCTAGGAAACACCTAAAACAATCCACAATGGATTGGACATTAGATTACCCTAAAGGAAAGGATTTGCAGTGGAAGATAAAACGACCTGGCGAAACTTCCTATACACTGACGGAAACTATGCCTTACGAACACAGAGGCGACAGTGTAGACCACAATTCAAAGAATGTAAATTTAGTAAGGGACAAGTATGGTACAGCGACTCTCGACAATTTCTTCACATAGAAGAGTAGAACCTATAACCAAGGAGAACTATATCAATGAACAGTATCGAAAGAGCGAAACTACTCGTAAAGAGACACAAGGAACTTCACAACATCGTAGAGGTACTGGAAGCAGAGAAAGCACCAGAAAAGATTATCAAAATAAAGAAGATAGAAAAACTACAATTGAAAGATGAGATTGAAAGATTACAAAAGCAGTAGTTCAACAGGTGGCTCCATTAAAGTATGTGGTATACTATAATGAACAGATTATGATTATAACATCAAATAAAGGCGCTGCTGAAAGAACTGCTAATGATATCAACATGCAGAACGGAGAAGAGCATGAAAAGTAAGAAGTGGACAGGGTACTATGCCGTACAGGTACAAATAGACGTAAACGAATGGGCACTAGATGGACAAATAACAAGAGGGAAAGACAACAAACCACGCTTGTTCATATCAAAAGAAGAAGCCCAAGAACACGCCAAAAGATGGAACACTGGACATGTCATAGAATATCATGGTACAGTATGACACCATCATATATAGAGTACTGGAAGACACATAAACCTACGCCAATTGGACTATCAAAGGTAGGTGATGACAGATGGACTATATGCTACAATAACGGTACATTCAAAGAAGTATCACGCCTGTGGGAATACATGCCATCAAGAATAAGATCATATGTACTGTACACAAAACATATAAGAAAGGATAGACAATGAGTGATTTTACTCTGGATGAACTCAAGAAGAGGTTCACTAAGTTAGGTATAGAATACTATGTAACCAATATAGATGGAACAGTCGCCAGTATTAACTTCCTAATAAGAGAGGATAACGACATTGAAACCCAATCTAAACTTCAAACTGTCTACCAGTGATATAGAAATAATAGAATATGCTTTACTTAATAGTATATCAAGAGCCAATGAGAGACAAGACTTCACTAGAATAAGAAAGATAACAGAACTCTTAGGTAAATTACACGATCAAAAGAACTTCTATGGAAAGATGCCAGATGGTAGTGTATACGTTGGCGGATGAAATTACCATGAATACCCATAAATTGGGATAGAATCCCATTATATTTAAAAGGCTCAAATAAATGGCTAAAGGTGCTGAGGTTTGTGCATTAAAGTCTGTTATTGACCGACTGACCGAAAATTATACCACACTTTCTCGGCAAAGTCAAGAGCGAATCACCCCCGAATCACCGAAATAATTCAAGTATTTTCCTCAGAAACCCCTTGACATTCCCCGATATCTCTGAAACACCCCTGTAAGCCCCTGTGTTTACAGGGTTTTTATTTAGCTAAATTAGCTAAGATAATGCTTGACAGATGCTCTCATAACAGGTATAATATAGGTATAGTTAATGAGAAAAGGAATCACTATGGCATATGTATCACAAGAGAAAAAGAAACAACTGGCGCCTGCGATTAAGGCGGTTTTAAAGAAGTATGGCATGAAGGGTTCTATTGCCGTACGTCACAACTCATCTTTGGTGGTTAACATCAAAGAGGGCGTCTTAGACCTTCTTGGGTCTGCACAGAGGCACAATGATGACTATGCTTTACGGCGTGGACAGGATGCATATCAGGTAGGCACTTACTTACAGGTGAATGATTCGTGGTGTGAGGAGTGGGCTCGTGAGACAGGTGATGAACGAATCGCTGACTTCTATGGTGAGTTGATTGCCGCTATGAAGGGTTCTGATTGGTTCTGTGAGGATGATATACAGAGTGACTACTTCTTTCGAGCGCACTACATTGACATTAATGTAGGTAAGTGGAACAAGCCTTACAACTATACTGCATGGTGGGATACATCTTATGTTTCTGCTTAAGGTACTGTTCTGGATAGGAATGTTCTATCTCTGTGCATTTATTTGGCTTTTATTTCTATTAAATGGCTAAAAAGACTTGACAAAGCTCTTGACATACAGTATAATATGCTATGTAAGGGTTGAGAATTATTAATAACAAGAGGATATATTATGGATAACATTTGGATGGACGCTGAAGCTTATATGGGTGTTGGTACTAAGTATGAAGATGATACAGGCTCAGAACCAATATACAATACCACTGAGGTACACTTAGGGCCTGAGAATAAGAGAGAGTGTCCTTGTGATACATGCCCTCTATATGAAGCCTGCTTAACGAATCAGACAGAGTGTTCTGCAATGCGTAACTGGTGTTCTAAGGGAGACTTCAAAGATACTGATATACAGAGGTTGCTACGTGGTATGTCTTTGAATTAAGGCCTTGACAGTAGGAATAACCTATGGTATAATAGTAGTATAATAAGAAAGGTGATTCGTTATGAATACAATTGATATGCTTGAGACACTAAAGAAGGATTACTTAGGTATGGGATACCAAGTAGAGTTTGACAAGTATGTACTGTCGGGTATCGCAGAGGGCCTTACCATTACAGAGAAGATGAACTTTGTGTCATGGGATGATGCATGTAATTGGGCAGCGACAGTTACCGAATCACTCAAAGTGCCATTCGTTATCTTAGAGATGCGTGGACAAGAGGGACAGGTAGAGAACTTCTGATTCGCTCTTGACATTCCTCAGAGGATGTGGTATAATGATTCGGATACCCCCCCTAGAACTGGCCGGGAAAAAGTAATCTATAAATGCAATAAAGATACAGAAAGATATTCCGTAACGCAAAGAGTTATTCAATACCTTCCTCAATGGAGAAAAGATAAACCCAATGATTAGTCAAGATGATATAGATGCATTCTCAGAAAGCCCCCCCTCAAAACTGAGCGAGAATCAAAAGCACTACTTAGATAAAAAAATGGAAGTCCTAGTGATTCTCATGGAAGAGTGTGCAGAGGTAGCGCAAGAGGCATCTAAACTGATTCGTTTTCCTGAGAATGATACTGAGAAGTTAGCAAAGGAGTTAGGTGATCTACAGTGTATGATTAACCTTACTGCGAATCACTTAGGTATAGATCCTATTCAGATAGGCGTACAAGTCAACAATAAGAGGGATAAGTTACACAAGTATAGTAATTTATTTTCTAAGTGATTGATTCTATTACATATTTAATGCTTGACTCTTGTTGTGATTACATGTATAATGTAAGGGTAAGTTAAAGAAAAGGAATCAGTATGACATATGCATATATAAAGACGAAGGTAAAGGTTATCTCTATGGATGAGTTGGATGCAGTTCAGAATGCATATGACGAAGCTAAGAAGAATAAACAAGAATGGATCATGCAGGCTTTGGATAAAGTCTTTGAGGATGTAGACTTGGGCAGAATACTAATTAGAGAAGGAGCGTAATATGAAAAAGATGTTAATGACAGTAGCGATGGTATGTGCATTCGGTTCACAGGCTCAGGCCTTTGATAATGTGTCTAACACGAATGTTATGAAGCAAGTTGTGATACAACACATACTTACGCAGATACTTAATCAGAATAGTACACAGACGTATACGAATAACAATATGACGATACACACTGGTAATATCGCACAAGGCGGAACTGCTCAGTGTTGGTCTAAGTTCGTATATCACTCTGATGGGTCTCGTACTCCCAGAGTAGTGTGTCAGTAAAAAGCGGGTCAATCGGTCAAAGGGTTCAGAGAAATGTTCGAAGATGTAGAAGAAGTTAAACTATCTAAAGGTTATTTGTTTACTAATCCTGTACTTCAAGGAAGTGAGTACGCTGGTACTATAGGATTCAGTAATGGTTATAGTTTGAGTATCGTAAGGCACAATGGTTCTTACGGCGGTAAGCAAGGTCTCTTTGAGATTATGTTGATGAAGAATGGTGTACCCAAATCAATGACACCGATAACATCAGTGGATGATACCGTTAGAGGGTTTATGATTTATGATGATGTTCTGGAAACAATCCAGAGTGTGAAGGAATTGACTGACACAGTTTAACTTCGTATAGTCTTTCCTATTTTAAAAGAGGCGGGTTTTTGCTCGCCTCTTTTTTTTATTATAATCCTAAACTCCACATCCAAACAGGTATCACTATGAAGTGTAGTAATACTATTACCGTCCACATAAGGATAACTGTTCGGACTTGAGGATTCATTAGA